TGACAGCCCTCCCATTTCATGCGTACGCATTTATAGGGAAACGTTTCGCACCCTCATATTGTGCAGTAAATGTATCATTCTATATTTTCATATATTACCCAATTATGTTATCCTTATATAGGTTTATCTATATATGAGGAGTTGATATTCAATGAAAACAATGTCTACACTTGGATGGATCATATTTATTTTTGGCATTACTTTGCTTATAAGTGGAGTGGGAAGATTATCTGGTTTCTTTGATTATGATTCAGTTATTCCAAATAAATCTGTTGCACTAATATACATTTCTATGGGCTTTTTTGTAATGTTCATTTCTTACTTTGTTAAACCCAAAAAAGAAAGAGGTTAATAGTTTTATCAATCAATTTCTTTCAAGCATGTTCCTCATATTGCGCAGTAATCAAACCGAACTAATCATGTTATCATTTTGTAAGTTGTTAACCTAAATATCAGGAGTTGTTATGAAATGAAAACACATTCTAAAATTGGACATATCATATTTGTTTTAGGCATCTTATCGCTTTCAATCGGATCAGCGAGATTAACTGGTGCCCTAGAATACAATTCATTTATTTCAAATAAATCTATAGCAATACTATTTATAGTTATAGGGGTTTCTGTTATGTTCATTTCATTCTTTGTAAAACCTCTAAAAGATAAATAACTTTACTGAACAATTTCTTTCAAGTAAATTCTTTGTACATGGCATCTATAATTCGATTGATTTCTTTTTTTAATTCTGTTTTATTCACTTTTTCTTTTCGAATAATAGATAGCAACATTACTGTGAAACCATAGTAAAATGTATCTTTTTTCAATGTGCCACCTACTTTACTTTCAATTAAAAATTATCCATCAATTCATCAAATTTCCCTTGTTTATAACCTGTTTGATATGCTTTCTTTCTTGTTCTCTTTTTCTAAACGTGCAACTTTTTCAGTTTGTTCAACTAACCAATCCATTTCTTCAATGCTTACGTGGATGTAGTTACTAACCCCTTCATGGTCTTTGAATATGCGACTTTTAATTTCTTCTAATGTGATTTCAGCCATTCATTTATCCTCCTGCACATTTTCTTTCTAGTGATCATTAACCAATTGAGTTCAATGCTCCTTGTATCTGCGTTTTCGCATAGCCAATCATTGTTTTAAGGTTTTCCAATTCCCTTTCAACTTTCAGGGGGTTACCCTTTTCATTTTCATACATTTCAATTACTTATTCTTTTGTATTTTCCTGCTTGCCCAATTTAGTGATCTGTAATAATTCCTAAATTGTTCAAAAGTGTATTTGTTCTCGTTCTTTATAGCGTCTGGGAGAAAAAAGACAAAATAAAAAGCCACTCAAAATGAATGGCTCAATCTCAAGCTTAGTATTTAAATTCTTGCACTAAAAGTTATTACTTATCTTGCCAACAATTTTGTTAGTGCCACTACGATTTATTGTAATCGCTCTAAATCCTGATATTCTTTCATATAAGGACCATCTTCTGCAACAAATGAATGATACAATGCCTTTACTGCGAAATTTTTCTCTAAACCCATTTCAGATTTTAGCTTTTTTAATTCATCATGCAATGTTCGATGTTCATTTATAAGCTTTAGCATAATTGTCTTATTATATTTCATTACATCCGTCCTTTTTGTTTACAACATGAATGCTATAATACACTATTTTCACTTATAATCGCAAGAACAGCCTTGAACACCCCCACCTCCATCGACCTTTGTTTGTTTTGGAATGGTTACATCAAGTTTCTTTATATAATAAAAACACCTCATATGAGATGTTTAGTTGCTTCAGTCTAGTAAATTGTATAAATTCTTCATAAATCTATATTACTGTCCTAAAACCTCCTGGATAGATTGTTCCAAAATATCCATTGCCAGTTCTAATTCATGTTCATTAATGATAAGTGGTGGAGTGAGAGTAAGCACATTTCCTTGGGATACTTTAAAGCTTAATCCCTTTTCCATACATTTATACATTACTTGCTCTGCTTCAGATATAGCTTTTTCTTTCGAATTCCGGTTTAATACTAATTCTACTCCGTATAAAAGACCGATTCCTCGAACATCACCTATAATTTCATATTTTTCTTGCATCTTTTTAAGACGTATTCTCATATAATTTCCTAATTGATTAGCCTTATCAATTAATTTAAAATCCTCGATATAATTAAGAGTAGCCAATGCTGCTGCACAACCTAATGAACTTTTTTCATGAGTGTAATGACCGAGTGCAATATCTTGGGCAACATCAAGTTCTCCTTTTACGAGCATCGCTGCCATTGGAAATACGCCTCCACCCAATCCTTTTCCCAATAAAACAATATCTGGCATAACTCCAAAATTTTCGAAAGTGAACATTTTACCTGTTCGACCTAAAGCTGTTGGAATTTCATCAAAAATCAATAATATATTGTTCCTATCACAAATATTACGTAAACGTTGATAGTACTCTTTTGGTGGGATATGCACGTCTGTACAACGAACAGGCTCTAAAATAATTGCACCGATTTCATTTTCTCTTTCAAGTACATATTCTAAATAATCAAGGGATTTAAATCTACCATTGTCATCATCAAACAAACCACGATATGAATTGTAAGGAGCTATATGCAGACTCCCTGGCATTAAAGGACCCATACCGTTACGGAAAAGTGCTTCTCCTCCAACTGAAATAGCGTCTAAAGATGCACCATGAAATGAATCCCACATAGATATAGTTTTAAATTTACCTGTTACCTTTCTAACAAGTTTTAAAGCCATTCCAACAGCTGAAGTTCCCCCAGGAGTCAACAGTACTTTATTTAAACTTTCTGGTGCAATGTCAACTAATTTTTTTGCCAACTGGATCGCAACTTTATTTGTATAACGTCTTGGTGAGAATGGAAGAATATCCAACTGCTCTTTTACTGCTTGAATAACATACTCATTACCATAACCTATTTGATGAACATTATTTCCGTGAAAATCCATATACTTTCTTCCATCTATATCCTCTATGTAAATTCCATAGCTTTTTTCAATAATATTTAAACAAGGAGTAGAAAGAGATTGATGTAAATAATACTTGGAATCATCGTTTAAAAGCTCAAATGATTCTTTGCTCAAGTGTTTTCCTTGCCATAAAGAACGAGTTTTTGTTAAATTAATGTCCCCCTCTGTTCTTAAAACTTCAATGTTTTTTTCCATTATTTCTTCTCCTCTCATTGTAGGTAATTAATTCTTTTATCTAAACAAAATAACATGTGTTTTTTAATTAGTTATTAATATTTTGTAAATCTTTTCACCTAATCACATTTAAACGTAGTTGTTATGAATCAATAATAATAACCTACGCTCATAGAACACTGACGAATCAAAGGGGAGGAAACTTTGCTCCGAAGGATGTTTTGATTATAATTTGTTTAACGATTTTTTCTCTAACAATAAATTGTGTTTTACTTTTAAATGGAAAAAAATTTTGTCGAAATCTCCAAATGCGAAAGTAAAGCTGCATGAGCATTTACTTCAACTTTAATCATTGGTATATGTTTGCTCTCAAAACCACACCAAACTCTGCCCTCTCGACTCGAAGTGTTTTGGCTGTTTGACGCAGTTTTCAAAGCAAAAGAAAAAAGCATCATAAAGCTTTTACAGCTATTACAATGCTTTTATAGTTCTTGTTTAGACAGGAATAAGTAAAAGTAGATTTGCACCTTGTATGGTAATTTTCGTGGTATCTAGTTTATGCCCGATCTTGCTGAGCTTCAGCGCCCTCTACAAAGAGCCATTAGCTACACCACTACATTCTATTCCGCCACTACTCCTTTACATCAGCCTTACTCCTACCGAACCTACCTCCGAGTTTACAATACAAACTTTAAATCACAAACTATCGTTCATGTTTTACATTTGTTCCTTTTGTTTCTTTTCCCTTGTTGAATTGAGTACCTATTAGTTCAATGAAAACCATGTAGATTGAATCATTTATTACCACGTTGCTTTAGTATTACATTTTCAACATATTGGCTGAATTTCTCCTCTGCATCGGAATAACATTTGACACTAAAGAGCAAAGGGTCCATAGGGTATTTAATTTTTTTTGATTGGGAGAATCAAAATTATCATATTCCACTTTCGTAGAATAATCTTCAAAATAAATGTCCCACATTCCTTGTTCATTTTTATACCCAATAGCTTCAATATAATCATCATTTTCTTCGTCATAATAAGTGATATGCCAATGACGACCTTTTAAATGCTCCTTTATTTCTTCAGTATACGGTTCAAATGATGTCTCTATCTCCACTAATTCCATTCCTTCGGAAAGGTCATCTCTATTTAGATAGGAAGGTTCAGGAAGCTCTTCATTGTCATAAAGAATTCCAGCCAAAGTGTAAGCTAAATCCTTTTTGGCATCTTGTATTGCTTTGTGTCTAGTTTCTCTTCTTGTTAATGGATATTCCCATCCATTTTCAAGAAACAGAGTAGGGAAATAAACACAAAATATTCCTTCATCATCTTGCTGTATGAAAGCTGGATAAATTAATATATCGAGATTTACCATAGCTACACATCCTTTAATTACTCTATTTCTTTATAATAAATTATTTTAGGAAAATTGTAATGATCAAATCTCAACTGAAACGCTGCATTATTTTGAAGCAAAAATGTCCCAAAGCGTCGTTGGTAAACATTTCTTAAGAGCTTGTTATTCAACAATCTGGACCTTAATTGAAAACGAGCGCTGTTCTTTGTTATAGAATCGCGCACGATTGAGAAACAACTTTATTGTTACTCAATAAAATCCACCTTTCAATAAAGAGGAAGCAAAAGGGTTATCAGGCAATTACAAACCCTATGACGAGTAAACAATAAATACTAGGAACTCAATTTTATATGAGCGCCTGATTATTTTTGTTGAACTTATCAATGCAATTCTTAACATTCAAGAGAATGCGATTTCTCCAGATAGTGTACCTTGCAAGGGCTTTGGCTCTAGCCACGCCACTTTTGGTTCTGGTTACAATTTGATTAGCGATTTTAGCTGTTATGAAGTAGCTATATTTTGAATATATTGTTACTAAATTGCCATAAAATAATTTATATGTAAATGATATACTTTTTTGTAAGTACTAATTATATAGGAGAGAGGGATTTTGCTATGTCCGAAAGCAAGCAATTTATTAAGGATATAAATGAAAATAATGTGAAATTTTCCGTAATAATACCCGCTCACAACGAAGAAAAGTACATCGGGGGATGCCTAGAATCAATCGTCAAAGCTGCACAACTTTATAAAGATCAAGTAGAAGTGATTGTTGTGCTTAATCGTTGTACAGATAGAACAGAGGAAATTGCAAAGTCATACAATTGTGTAACATTGATTAATGAAGATAAAAATTTATCCAAAATTAGAAATGCAGGAGCAGCACTAGCAAAAGGAGAAATTCTAATTACAATTGATGCAGATACTCGAATGACTGAACACTTGTTATCAGAAGCTGAAAAGCATCTAGCATCTAATCAATATATTGGAGGCGGCGTAAACGGAAATTTTGAAAGAATTTCGCTTGGAATCATTGTTTCTACCTTTCTCTTGATTGTTCCCTTATTGTTTAAATATGGTTTGATTTCTGTAGGGATTTTTTGGTGCTATCGAAAGGACTTTCAAGCAATAAAAGGTTTTAATGAGAAGATGCTGATGGCTGAAGATGCTGATTTTGCAAAACGATTAAAACAATTGGGTAAAACAAATGGTAAAAAATACGGAACAATAAAAAATGGTATGATTACTTCTTGCAGGCGCTTTGACCATTATGGGGACTGGATTTTACTTAAACGACCTAGTATGATTTTAGCTTATCTAAAAGGCAATAATCATAAGGCTGCAAATGAAGCCTATTACGACGATCAAGCAAGATGATAATGAGTAAACTCAATTGTGTTATATTAAAACAGATAACTAGCATTGGTGTGAAAATGAAAAGAACATCTTAAATTGAAAAAGCTTAAGGAACTGTTTAGTGTCAATAAGTTGTTCCATCTATGGGCCAATTAATTGAATAGCACTTACTAAATTACAGTAAGATATTGAATATAATTACTTGTTTTTTGTACTTTTAAGGAGGCGTTGTCGATGAGAAATTATTTATACTTGATTGGGCGAAAAAACAAGGGGATAACGTTTCAATAGCCCATAAACTACGTGATTCCCCTTCAAAGGGAGCGTACCAGATTGAAGAAAATTTATTTAAAGCCTATTGATAAAAGTAATTGGGAAGAAGCAATTAGATTATCTGTTAAAGAAGAACAACAAACATTTATTGCATCCAATCTTTATTCTATTGCAGAAGTTCAATTTCTAGATAATTTCTATGCAAAAGGTATTTATCTTGAAAATAAAATGATAGGATTTACTATGTTTGGAATAGACCCTGATGACCATAATTATTGGATTTATAGACTTATGATTGATGAAGAATTTCAAGGTAAAGGTATAGGTAAACAAGCAATATATCAGGTTATTGAAGAGATAAGACGAAATAATACTGCAAACGTTTCTTTAATAATGATTGGATATGATCCTGAAAATCTTACTGCAAAATTTGTATATAAAAAGGTAGGATTTATTGAGACTGAATTATCATCTTGGGGTGAACAATTAGCTAAGTATTCCTTGTAAGCACTTGATTTTACCACAATGAATATTTAGACATTAAATTAAAGGATCAGGTTGTGGAGTAACATAAATAGGAAATGATTAAATTTTTTATAAAAAAATGAACCAATTTAATTATTAAGAGCGTGTTTTGATCAATTTTTTTACAAAACACGTTCTTTTTTATGTTGCTTCTTCATTTAAACTGCCTGCTAGTTTAGTATAAACTTTCAAAATTCAGTAACATTATATATACTAATATATGTTTTACGTTCCTCTACAATCTGGCCCGAATGTTGAACATATGTTATTTAAAAGAAATAACTCCTTGGCTCCTTCATCATCTGACTCAAAATTTTATTTCTTACTCTAAAAATTGTCGTACTAGATAATCTCATTTGCTTTCCAATTGCACGCATGCTATTCCCATCTAGTAATCTATGAAAGACTTCAACCTCTCTATCCCCTTCTACAAATGGAATGCGGTTCTGCACCTCTGCAATCTTATGCTCATATTCCTTAATCCGATAATTTCGCGAATATACACGACGTTCTACTTCTTCTACCTACGCTACCAGCTGCCGTGCTTCCTCCATCATTTCAACCATCCATCAATAATTCTCAATCCACTGAAGTAAATTCTCTTTTGCCCTTTAACATAGGTTAGCCCCCCTAAGTTGAGTTATATTTACTTATCTGACTAACCTAGAAAGGCATAAACCAATTCGAGCTGTAGCGTCTATAAACGCTACTGCTTTTTCTTTTACTTATTTTTGAACAGTTTTTTCAGTCACTATCGGCTCACCAACCTTATGATAAAAGTTTTTAAGTGCACACTTTATAGCAATAGGTAAAATTTTGAAGTTATCTCCATCTTTTCCCCTGCTCCACACCCAACGTGCAGCTTTCACCGCATTAGGCGTTCCATCTTATCCTTTTAGACTAAAGCAACTAAATTACATTTCTTACGAAATTGGTTTAATTTCTCCAATTGTTTACCATCCAATTGGAGAAGGCTCTTATATCGTTCAATCGTTTCTGTTTCTGTAGCATGGATTAGTTTATGAACATTCCTATGCACTATTACGAGATTCTTGAATTCATCTGAACCTCCCATATGGCGAGGGATTCTGTGATGACAATGGACTTCTTCAGCTACTAAGAATTCTCCTGTTATCGCACATTTCCCTGATTGCATGGAGTATCTTGAAATTCGGTTATCAGCGTATTCAAGGTTATCGTTATAGAAGATTGTTTTTAACAGTCTATTTATTTGAATAACTACATCGTTCTTTAACTGTTTATGTAGCTTTAACCTTCCTTCTTTCGTATAGTTGCATAAATCTTGACTAAAATTTTTACAGTTCACAGATTTTATGTCCGCTAAAGGAAAAAGGTGGATACCAGCAATTTCAAATGTCTTGAAATTACCTTTGTTAAACCTTTTAAATGTTTCTGACGGTCGTATAGGTATTCCGTATTTTCCAATAGATTTGATTCGATTGTATAAGGTTCGAGAGAGCCGATAGGCTATCTTTGTAAAGTCAATGTTCACATGCGTTGCAAACTTGTAATAGTTTTTAATACCGAGAATATATACGTTATAACTTGTAGCCGTTTTAGCTGTTGGACTTTTTTGGATTTCATGAATTAACTTTCTAGCTTTTTGTAGAATTGTTTTCATTTTATTATCCATAACATGCGTGTTAGCTACATATTTCTTTCGCTTCCTTACTACTTTGATGGAGAATCCTAGGAAATCGGATGCCTTTTTTCTTAAATTAGTAATCTGTGATTTTTCATTTGATATGTCAAGATGTAATTGATACTTGAGATAACCCTTAACTGCATGATAGATTTTGATGGCGTTTTTATGGGAATTTGTGAATATCTTGAAGTCATCTGCATATCTCACAATATACATTTCCTTTAAGGTGGTTGTTTTCTTAATCATTCTAACTTTGATTTTTTTTTCTTTATATTTGAATTTGGTCTTCATATTTTCCCATTGGTTACTAATCCACCAATCTAATTCATTTAATACAATATTGGATAGGAGAGGTGAAAGAATCCCTCCTTGCGGAGTCCCCTTGGTTGGTATTCCTATACCTTTTATTGGGGCTTTAAGCATTTTTGACACTACATTTAGTACCCTTTTGTCACAAATTCCTATACTGTACATTTGTTTTAACAGCTTTGAGTGGCTTACATTGTCAAAGAAACCTTGAATATCTATGTCTACTACGTGATGATTGTTTGTAAGATTAGCAAGGTGTTGGCATCTTGCCATTGCATGATGAGTTGACCTATTTGGTCTAAAACCATACGAATGATTATAGAACCTAGCCTCACAGATGGGTTCTAGTATTTGTTTAAACATTTGTTGTATTAATCTATCTCTCATGGTTGGGATACCTAATGGTCTAGTTTTCCCATTTGGTTTTGGTATTTCTACTCTTTTAACCGTTTGAGGTTTATAGTTTTTTAATGCTTTTCTTATTTCATCAACAAAAGTTTCAACATCTTCTATTTTATATTGCTCAATGGTGATACCATCTGTACCAGAAGTTTTTGAGCCTGTGTTAGCCTTGATATTGCGATAGGCTAATAGAATATTATTTTTGGATATGATATGTTCGTATAAATTTAAACCTTTAGTTGCATTATTCTTACTTCTTTCGTAAAGGTCGTCATATATACATTGCATATCATAATATTCTGTATGTCGTAGTGTTGTACTCACCGATGGTGTGTTGCCCCTTTCATAAGAAAAGTCCCATCATCTTACTCGACCTTGTGAGTTTCATTTAGTTGTTTTAGTTTTCAAAGAACAAGACTTGGGGCTATCCCTCTACGGTCGTTACTCGCTTCATCGGTACTGTACCCCTACTTTCACAAGGATAAAGAAATTTCGGCATATGCCTTATGTCCACCATCCCGATAATAGGCGTTTGAATGGATGTTCCTTGCTTACAACGTTCCGATTAACCTAGCTGTACATATATCCTTAGGTGCTTACTATGAACCTGTTCATTTATACTCTCATTGTCGAGTATCTCGAATTTCCTAATGAGGATTTGTACTCTTCGATAATGAACCCTGCTTGTGCAGTTTATCCTTTTCAGAAATAATACAATTTTAGACCCGTACGTTCGCAAGTTTGTCAGCCCTGAAGGGCATTCTCACCTTAGACATTTTGTAGCATCCCGACCTATCAAGAACCCTATTCTTTCTGAGCAACTTAGGTAATCTTCAGTCGACTTCACCTAGCTTCATACATGTCTTGTCTATTACCAGTTCATGCATGTAGGAGTATCAGATAATTCGTTTCAGCTCAACATGACGGCTTTCATTCCGAATTTCAGTTAATCAGTTGTGACTGTTATGACAGCCCTCCCATTTCATGCGTACGCATTTATAGGGAAACGTTTCGCACCCTCATATTGTTCAGTATGATTTAAGAAATTCTATAAATAGATTTGGACAGTTACTTCCGCATTCGATGCAGTCAATAAATTGGTCCGCCACTGTATCATTTTCCTCATACCCTTTGCTATCAAGCCAATCTCTGACAATCTTTTCATTATCTCTCGCTATCCGAAAAGATTCTCCTGCTATTTTAATTGCTTCTTGAATTTCTTTTGGAACTTTCATAATCAGTTCTCCTTCCTGCACAATATTTTTCACTTGCTCCCATCATCCCAATTCCACAAGCTCAATTGTCGTTTAGCTGGCACTGGCTCAAGTAAAACTTTCACTGTATTCAGCTCCAAAGCATAACGACCGTCCATAAAATCACCAAAGTACAGTTCGTCACCCTCTAATTTTTTTCCGAATTCCATGCCTGCAACACTTAACTCGTTCGGTATCAAATGGCATTCAACTAATTCTGCAGTAGCAACGACAACTCCAAGTGGTAAATCTTCATTTTTAATTCCATGTCTTTGAAGCGCTCTCTTAATTGGCGGATATTCACAATATTCCTTATCCATTGTTTTACCAGCGTGGATAGCAATTGGACCTCGATATTTCGTCTGCCAGCTACGTGTCTCGAACCGCTTCTCACCTAAAGCAATAAGAGTAGCCCAAGGTTGTTTAATTGTGATTGCTTTCATTTGTGTTCTCCTCTAATTCGTCTTTGAAGACCAAAAGACGTGCGGGTTTGTAACCTTCGAAATGACTAGTCAACATATCCACTTTTCGATTTGGAGCATATCCACCTTTAGAAAGTTTCTCTGTTAACTCACACCATTGTGGTCCAATAACAGAAAGTAATCCTTCGTCTACAACTTGTAGTGTGGCGTTTGAAATAATTCGTACATGCTCCCACCTTTTTGGATATTTTCGTGTCAATTCTTCCTCTGTAAAGTCGATTACTTTCATGGGCACTAAATCTAAGTAATCTACAAATGAACTTTTACTTCGGGACCAAACATGGGTATCAAATTCACCTGATCTGCAGCCATTAACAAAACATAATGATCCCTTTGGTAGATTTCGCTCTGATTTACTTCCTTCAAATCGGACAACTGGTGCAGAATTCGCTTGTAAAAACCATGGGCGTTCTAGTTCTTGCTTTCGTAATTCATCACGAAAACTTAATTGCTCATTCATTTCAGTCCCTCCTAAAATAAGCTCAATTGCTCATATTTTTGTTTATTAACAGGCATATTAACTATTTCAGGCACATCGTGCACCTTTTCCAGCTTATCGTTCACCATAGCCGTTTCTAGTACGGTTCTCGATCCAACTTTTCTAATAGCCTGTAGTTCCTCTCCTATTAAAAGCACGCTACTTATGACCTTCCTATCTACAAGCTCATTTCTTTTAATTGATATGCAACCATAAAAATTCTCTATCACCGTTGCCTGCACACCATTTTCATAATGTTTATGCCTGATAAGTGATGCATCCACAATTTCTACAATATCGCCAACCTCAAATATGGTAGTGGTTTCTGTTGCTGATTCTTTAAAAGACACAATACGCTCAAAACATTCTGTACGTTTATATGCGCCGATTGGAGGACCATCTGGACGATGTTTAAAAAACACACTGTAGTAACCATCTGCTTTTGGCTCCGTAATGATGTATTCCTCGTCAGTTCGATAGAAACGTGATGGTGGCTTCACTACACGGGCCAAATATTTATTAAGTACTTGAGCTGGCGCATCAATAGCAACATCCACTAACTCAAAGTGATTCTTTTGGTAGGTTCCAAAGTGAGATCCGGGTCTAGGGAAGCGGCTAGCACAATATGCATGACCGCCATGTGGGAAAAGATAGTAAAGTTCACCTTTTGTGAGATTAGTAGAACCTCCAGTATCAATACATTTTCCCTGTAACATCCTCACCACCTACTTTCGATAAATGGCAGCAAGTAGTGCAATGTATAGCCATCCATCGATACAGCTTCGCTTGCATGTTCTTCAAATGTTGCCAGTGGAATCGATTTACGCCCACCACTTTGAGCTGTCTGCCAAGCTGCTTGAAGCGGTGGAAATGGTAAGCGATAGTATTTATCCAACTCGCTGAAATACACAAGTAGAAAAGTGATAGCGCCTTTTTCGTACCAGGAGCGGAGCAATTCGTATTGATGATCATGTAAGTTTTGGAGCGGAAAACTTTTGCCCTTCGTTTCCTTTGCATCAAATACCACTGCTCGTCCATTACAGACACCTGCATAGTCCACCCATTCAGGCTTTTCCTTCCGTCCTTCTACTTGGGAGCCTTTATCTTTTGTAATTTGTACAGGCGTTGGAATTTTACGAATGTCAGCTAATCCCGCATTACGATATTTTGTGTTGGCCATATCAATGACACGTTCTAAAAACTTGCCACGGTTAGCATGTGTTACTGATTTCGCACGCTGCTTAGTTGATTGATTATAAAACATTCTGCGCCCTCATTTCTTCATGATTTTCTGCCTCTAGCACGTCAAAAATGGTGAGCTGGTTTTTCAAAAACTCTTGCTCAAGATCATTCAAGTGCCGCTTCCAGCAAGTAACCCCATACTGTCTTACAATGGATTCTCCATTTTTTAAGGGTCTGTTGCATCTTTTACAACGCCTCATCCTATCAGCCTCCTAAAATGGCAAATCATCATCAGACACTTCTATCGGTCCTCGACTATTCGCAAATGGGTCCTCATCTACTCTTGTATAGCTAGATTGATTCATAGGCGGCTGATTTTGCTGATAAGCACCTTGCCCTGGCATATGACCACCGAATTGTTGCTGTGATTGCCCGCCGGCATAGTTTGGCTGTTTGTTGCCGTAAGCTTGTCCGCCATATTGAGGTTGTTGCTGTTGTGATGAATATGAATTAGGCCGCTGTTGACCACTAGCTTGACTACGTGACTCTAAAAATTGGATACTGTCCGCTACAACCGTTGTGGTATACACCCTTTGTCCATTCTGATCCTCGTAACTATGCGTTTGAATACGACCTTCTAAACCAATCAGTGCCCCTTTGCGCTGATAGTTTGCTAGATTTTCAGCTGCTTTACGCCATGCTTGGCAGTTAATAAAATCTGCATCACGCTCACCATTTTGATTGGCAAATGTACGGTTAATGGCTACTGTAAAGCGGCAAGATGCAATACCGTTCGGTGTGTAACGTAACTCAGGATCTTTTGTAAGACGGCCAACTAATACAACACGATTAATCATTTGTTTTAATCCTCCCTTTTTGTAGCTATGCCAGCATGCACATTGTTTTCTAAATATCTAAGTTGTTGCATTGCATAATGGGGGCAGTTGCTATCACTTAACCGCTTCTGTACGTCTTGTAGGACTGGAAGCGGGAACTGATATTCACTGACAAGCAGGTTAATACGCTTCGCAACTTCATCATGTGTCACTGCTCTTACTAACGCTTGGTCAGTCCCATTAGTAAAAGTACCTTTAGCCTGAGCAACCTTGGCGAAATGGTCACGCATTTTCATGTGTTCATCATGTCTGCTCACAGTGCTACCTCCCTAACATTTCCAAGATTTTTTGTCGTTCCGCTTCAAAGTCAATCTCTTTTCCAGTCTCTTCTAACGATTTTATTTGATTAGAACGTTCATTCTGGTGTTCTTCAAACCAAGATGGCACAGTTTCTTCACGTCTATTTTTTTGCTGATAATACTTTTGTGGCTGATTACGTTGCTGTTTCGCTTGAAGTTGTTGATTCTTCCACTGCAAATCAGCCGCTTCAACCGCTTCTAACGTGAAAAGCTTCTTGTTAAACCAGTCCTTTAAGATGGTTTCTACATAACCCCAGTTAGTTTTTCCGTTAAGTACAGCCTTTTTCATTGCGTGAATAACTAAAGGCTCTGACAAGTCATTAATCCATTGGTCAATTTTGAAAATGATTAGAGATCCTAATGCTCCAAAATGATTCTGCTCATAAAATGTAAATGCATTCTGTGTCGGAGGAGCGGTTTGCTTTTCTGGTGGTCCTGCATAAGCAGGTAGCTCCTTATCATCATCATTATTAATTGATCTATTAGTACTTAGTAAATCAGTACTTGGTATATCAGTACTTAGTAGTCCTTGATTTTCCACTAATGGTTTTTCCACTCGTGGTTTTTCCATGAATGGTTTTTCGGGGTATGGTTCTACCATAGGGTGATTTTCCACTAATGGTTTTTCAGGTGATGGCTGTTCCACTAGTTGGTCCTTTTGTTCCCCATCGAACTGTGGAACTTCATATACCACCGTGACCCATTCAAATTTTCCGTTTTTGCCACGTCGCCTTTCTTTTTTGACATAGCCGTATTTCTTTAATTCTTTCAATCCTGTATCAAATGATGTATCACCATCCGTGGCCCACTGTGTAAGCTCACTATTATGGAATGTCCAATCATCAGGTTTAGAGAGCATAAAGACATGGATAGCTTTTGCTTTCCAACTTAAATTCGTGTCATAAAGCGATGTATTGTTAATGACTGTATAATCTTTGTTTTTGACTACTCTGACGATGTTTTTACTCTCCATCAGCTGATCCTCCTATAAAAATCTATCAGTTCGTTCACAAATGGCGAAGCTACCCTCAATTCGTATAATTTTGTAGCCTTGGTAGCTCTGCCACATGTAGCGGCGTACAAGGCGATATAATTCCTTTTCATCGCCTGCCGCCTTTTCAAAAATCCATTGTGGCAACAACACTCTGTGCGGTACAGAATTCATTGAGCCACTTGCATTTTGATAGCACGTAAATATTGAATTAAGATATCCGCTTCTTTCATTGTTAATAAATCCGAATTCTTATCAGGAATTTTGCATCTCTGCATGGCACCGTTATAAACTGTATTTGGATCGGAACCATATGCTGTGGCAACTTCACTCAACAATTTTGCTATTTCATTGAACTGTTCCTGAGTCCGATTAGATTGATTTTTTTGTTGCTGTGGCTGACCATTGTTACTTGGCTGTTTTGGAGGAGCTTGATTCATATATTGATAATCATTCCCGCTCGCTCCATTTGCATCATCATCCTTCTCTGTAGCAAGCCCTAACATAGCTGACAAGCTATAGCGCTTCATATAAGTAATCTGACCACCGAAATCTTGCATGCTGTTGGCTGCTGGAAATTTGAGTGGATACGATTTCACATACTCTCCTGATTCATGAAGGAATATAGTTTCTACACAAGCCATTGTTAAATTCCCTTCAACGGTTGTATAGCTGTTCTGAATGATGGATAAATGATTTTGAACAAATATAGGTCTGACAGCATCCAAAATGCCATTCAGATCAGTATATTCAAACGTATATGAACCGCCATTTTTGGTGCGAACATTTACTTTTGCATTATGTTTTGGTGTTTGAATAGTAGCCCATGCTTTAGCTAAGGCTGCCGAAATATTGACATTACTCTCGGAAAAAAGCATGATCTTCCTCCTAGCTAGTTGATTTTTTGAAGTCTTGGGCGTAAAATACAAAGTAACTATTATTTCGAATAATTTTTTAGACCACTGTTTGCGGCAGTGGTTTTTACTTTGTATAGGAATGAGAATAAAGAGTGGAACGTTCTGCAAATTTCAACGTCACAACTTCTCCATCTTTAGCGACTCCTTCAAGGCCTGTGTTCTTGACTTGTAAAAATCGAAATTCTTTCTGATCTGATAAACGCTTGAAGTAAACAATACGCATTTCAATCACCTACTTTCTGATGGCATCCCATCAAGCAGCCTATAACTGCAAAGCGATCCGTCAAGGGGAGGAACGGGTTATAGACTGCTTGACGAGAGCGAGTATCGTACTCGCAATCATCTAGTTTTGTGATATAATTATTGAGACTAATTTAGTTCTGCTGTTTAATCGCGCCAACGATTAAGCAGCTTTTTTATTGCCAGCAAGCAATAATGACTGGTACGCCAATAGCAATCATCACAATTCCGCATATCACACAGAACTCCTTATGTTTTTGATTGCGGCCATCATCTGGCATATATAAATAATTCACTAGCCACTTCACCATGTAGACCACCACTTCCCAACTGACACTAAGCGTTCTTGCGATGATAGTTTCTTCCATTTACTAACTTTAAATATTTTTATTATCAAGCTTCTTCACCACCTTTAGGGAAATACCTCGCCTACCAAAATCCTGTATTAACCTACCGAAATTTTTGTTATCTTGTAGCTGTATTTCTAAACGTCTGATAGCATGTTCTGCTTTTTTAATCCGCCACGCACATTCAGCTGCTAAGTTGTATGTACCGTGTTGTCTATGAAATGCCTTAGCTACTTGTAAATCCTCAATGCATGCTTTCTTTGCGGCTATTTCTAACTCCAATTTCTTTACATGATCCAATTGAAAATCCCTCCTATAAACATTGGTACTGTCTGTAAAAACTGCATTGCTGCATCTGCACTAAATAACGCTGCTACTACTGTGTCCTGTGAATTTGTAATTGCTGCAGTTCTGGCTAAAAAATTAACTTCGCAAGCGATGATATTTTGCTCGATACGACTGATAGTTGACTGCGTAGTATGCATAAGTTCCGCAAATGCTTCCTGCGATAATTTTGCTTTCTTGCGGCACTTTCTGATTAACTCTCCAACATTTACATGCAATGAAATCACCTCCTTATGCAGAAAGTGCATATTATGCTTACCACGCATGGTTTCTCTATTAAGTTATCTTTATAGTTGAGATATGAGATTGTTTGCCCCAATCTCTTACACATACCTGTCCGGGTAGTTGGATTTTTAATTATTGTTGAGAATTTCATCAATTACTTTTGCTGTTGGCTCTGCTAACCAAACTCGCTTATATCTTGAACCTATTTGTCTTTGGTGCTCCCTAATTCGAGGATCGCAAAGAATATATTTTTCTAATGACGCTTTACTAAATCTAGTTTCTCGAACTAGATCATCGATATCCCAATAAAGTGTTCGTTGCCTAACGGTTGCTTGTACTATTTGGTCGTATCTTTCTAACAATTCCTTTTTAGAAACGCCTGCGTTCTCCAGAACTAATTGAGTAATGTCTGTATCATTCTTAATCACAGTTAGTTGGCACCACCTTCAACAAGTTTTAATGCTTGTTGGTTGTATGCGTTAATCTCCATTCTCAGCGTAGTAGATGGCTGCCACATGGAGATAAATTTGATACTTTCAGCAAAACGTGTTTTAGGAATTTCTCCATACCTCGGGACTTCAAAATGATTCTTGAAATCTCTCCAAAAAGCTGAAAATACTTGACGGCTTATTTTTTTGTATGCATTCGATTCTTTACCACCTAACGCGGCTACTACAACTTCTCGACCACGCTTACTTATTTGCGCTTCTTGATTGCCGTCAATGCGCATTGTGACAACAAGGTTTTGTACAGTTTCTTTAACTTCAACAACTTCCATTTGGATGCTCTGCAATTGCTTCCGCGTATTTAACGCTGATTCAAGCGCTAATGTGATAGGATCTTGTGATAGTTGCTTTTCAATATGTTGCTCCATTTCATTGAAGCGTTCGATGTATTTAACCGCGAATTGTGTGCCCTTTTTGCCAGTCATACGAGTGCCATATAATTCGCACCCCTTCTTAGTTAACAAGAAGCAAGGTTGCTGCTTATTTTGACTATTTGTATAAGTAGATTCGATGAAATAGGACTGGGGTAAATTACCCTCTCCTAATTGAGCAATAATGCGCCTCACATCTTTCAAGACTTCGTTATGGTCACGTCCGACCATTTCTGCAACTTCTGTACTCGGGATATTCCTTGATAATTGATTCATTTTGAGACCTCCTTCTCTAATACTATTTATTATAGAAATTGGCGTTTTTACATTTTTGGAATTAACTTGCTTATTATCCTGATGTATTCTGATGTATCTAACTTCATTTACGAGTTTGACCTATCCAACGAAGTATATTTAACTTTAAAATTGGAAAAAAGGAGACAACCTCAAGTCAAGAACTTTTTTATAAGTCTGGGAACAATTCAAAAAATGGTGTTTCTAGAACCTGTTCTAGCTTCATTGAAAGCTCTATATTTGGATTAGCTCGTCCAACCTCTAAATGACTAATCAGAGCAGTTGAACAACCAATTAATTTTCCGAGTTGTCCCTGTGAAAGACCCTTGGCTTTTCGTTCAGCAATCATTCGTTCGCGTTTAGAACCTTTAAGATTTCGAAATTGCTGTGAAGGAAACTGCTCTTTGCGTTTCTTTTTACGCTTTGATTTAGTCATACTCACACCCCCTTTCGTTGTTGGATTAGCGTTGCTACCGCTTCGTGAGCTATTGGGACGGATAAAATAATAAATCTAAATTACTCTTTCAGCTCCACAAAAATTAGACGTTTTGTCCAATTCGTTACCAAAAAAAATTTCATCTACACTACAGTCAAATAGAGATGCTATTTTTCCAGCAAGCAAAAAATTAGGATTTCTAACACCACTTTCTATTTTATAGTAGTGTGACTGTGAAATATTTAATAGTTGAGCCATTTGTTCGACGCTTAGATTTTTATTCATGCGAAGTTCTTTCAAATAAACTCGCATACTTTCACCTCTTTTCTTTTGGACATTTTGTCCTTGAATTAAATATAATAGACATTTTGTCTAAAGTCAAATATTTTTACACATTTTGTCCAAAACAAATTATTTATTGGACAATGAGTGTAAAATAAATTAAATAAATACATAAAGGAGGGCTCTAATGTTTCATGAACGGTTAAAAAAGCTGAGAGAACAAGAAAATATTAGTCGAGAACATTTAGCTAATTCATTAGGCATTACATATTCTGCATTGTCCAAATATGAAACAGGGAAAAGAGAGCCTGATTTTAAATTACTACAAAAAATAGCGAGCTATTTCAATGTAACAACTGATTATTTACTTGGTAATATAGATAAATCTGAACAACTTTCTCAACAGGAAAAAGACGAAGTAGAGTTTCAGGCTTTTGCCAATAACCCTACCCTTGAAAAATGGTACAAGGAGTTGCCGAAATCAAAGGAAGAGGATTTGGAGAAGCTACGTAAGATGTGGGAGATTTTGAAGGATAAAGGTGAACTTTAATAGCGAATTGAATATTATTAGAAGGACATGGCTGTTACATGTCCTTTATTCGCACTATCACTGTAAATATTAAGTATTTATGTATTTTACTGTTTTTTTACTATTCCTATAGGTATATTTACACTAAACATATTACCTAAAGATACTACATCACATAAAAAAACTTTGAAGTTACAGATTAAATTAAAGGAGATATATACTTTGAGGGAAGAGTTTTCTAGTTCCGTTAAAAGGGAATTACAGATCATTGCTAAACATCACTGCATGATATGTCATAAACCAACTACTAAGCCAAGGATTGCTCATATTATTCCTGCATCTAAAAATGGACCTCGTTCTGAATATAGAAATCAATACACTGAGAAATTTATAGGTTCAGCTGAGAATGGATTAAGTTTGTGTAACGACTGTCATGATTTAGTTGACGACCCTGATTTGAATACTTATGAACTACAGGATTTATTTGATATTAATAATACTCTCAGAAGTAAATTTAAACTGGAAGAGGAATATAAAAAACTATTAGGAATAAATGAACAAGATTATTACATAGAATTAGAGACATTCTACAAGAACCTTATTGCAAAGTTAAATGTTACTGATGAAGAAATTCAATTAGTAATTGAAAATCACTCAGATTTTAAAAAAATTAACTATATAGAAAAGATGGATAAGAACGGATTTAATCACCGACAAAAAAGAAAAATAAGATCCCTTTATGCTGCAGAATTATTTATTTTAAAAGAAAATTTAGAAAATAATACTATTATAGCGATAAAAATACATGCAGCTATTACAATACTTTATAAAAGATTATCAGAAACAGGTATGACTCAAGAAGAAATTTATGATAAAATGGCAGAACATATGTACGACCCTACTGACCAAGTTTTAGGAAATGAGATTATTTTAACTTATTATTTTGTGATATGTGAGGTATTTTTAAAATGATTGTTCCAGATAAATATACTCCTCCAGAAAAATCTTTAATATATAAAGCTATGAAATTTTATTCTGAAAATCCTGAAGCTTTAAAAACAGTTAATAGAATTAAATATAGTGAAAAAATTTCCAAAGATATTGATGAGTACATTAAAGTATTAACGATTTTATATACATTGGGCATTCTTAAAGAAAGTGAGGATTAGGTAAATGATCCATCAAATAGATAGTGATTTCCCCAATTTTAAACCTATTAAGTTAACAGCTGGAGTAAATATTATTCTTGCAGAAAATAAAGTGAACACAACAAACAGTCAAGGGAAAAGTTTGTTTTTAGAAACAATAAATTTTATTTTCGGAGCAGATTATAGTAAAAGTATTTTATCAAAACATAAAGAATTACAAGGGTTTTCTATACAAGCTATTATAGATATAAACAATCAAAAAATAGAATGTAGTAGAGAAATTTCAAGCAATCAAAGTAAATTTATCAAAGATTCTTCTACAATTTTCCCATGGACTAATAATGATTGGAAAGAAATGTTGTTACTTAATACATTTAATTATCCAAGTGATTCACCATTCATAACATGGCGTAATTTATTTCATTTCTTTTATCTAAATAGCACAACCATTAAATTTGAGGATGCTTTAAAAAGCAACAAAAATGATCCTGAATATAAAACATCCTTGTTACAATCTCTATTGCTTGATTTAGCAACCAATCAAATTGAAAAGCATGCTCAAACCAAACAAATTACTAGTGAAAAAAAGAATTTCAACAAGTATTTGAATACTTTAAAAAAATCAGTTGATATTATACCTGAGATAGTTCCTCAAATCGATGATATTTCTAAGTCTAATAGGAAAATTGTAGATAAGTTAGGTAAGTTAAAGCTTGATATAAGCAAGCTTGAGCGCCAAATAAATTTGATTGATTTAAAGAATAAAAAATTATTATCTTCTCTAGACGAACTAAAAGCAAAAGCTCATTTCGACTCCATTGAAGATTTTAAATCTTTCTTCAGAATAATAGAAATTGAACTTGGTAACTACATAAAAAAAACTTTTAAAGAAGCCAAAGTATTCCACGATACTTTAGTATCTGAAAATATTGAAGTCATTGAAAAAGAAATTTCCAAAAACAATTTAGAATTAGGTAAGTTACATAGTAAATTACGGATGAAGCAACGAGAATTAAATCAATTTTTTAATTTATATAATATAAATCATGATAAAATTGAAGATTATAAGTTTGAAGATATTGTATTAAATGCTTTAGTTCAAAATGGAGGTCAAGTAATTACGTCTATAGTAGATGCTAATATTAAAGAAATTTCTAAAGAGAAAAATGAAGAAATACCTAGAATTATCTCTCATGAACAAATAAGGATTGATTATTATAGACGTTTTTTAAAAACCTTTGTCAACCTTGTTTATAAAACTGATAAAAATGTAACATTTGAAATTGAATATAATAATAAACTTGAGATAAACTTTAGTTACGATGATGATAGAGGAACTGGAAAAGGAAATATGAAAATCATTATTTATTATATCTTCATACTGCTAATAAATAAAATTTGCTTTGAGCGTAAAATAGATTTTTTAATTTTAGATACTGACATTACTGATGGGATCGACACAAAAAACTTACTAGATTTATTAAAAATAACAGATCGTCTATTCAAAAAACATCAATTACAGTTAATATTAACTTTAAGAAATGATAGAACGTTAGATTGGGATTATCTAGAAAGTAAAAAGTGGATTAAACATAGATTATCTGATACTGATAATGGATACTTATTCAAGAAAAATCTAAAATGACCCTACTTTCCAATAGTAGGGTTTTGTTATACAATAAAAAGGAACATATGTTCTAAAATGCTATTTTAGAGGTTGATCTTAATGCACTACACTCACCTTGAAGATTATATCCAAGAGTTCTACACTCGCCTGAGCATTACAGACCCTACCCTGCTGCATGTTGAAGAAGTGGCTTTTAGAATGGGATTGAAAGTTTTTTATTGGCCAGATAAGAGTCAGGCCTTATTTATTAATGGACGGCATTATATTTTTCTTAATGAAAATCAATCGCCACAGCTACAATGGCAAGACTTTTGCCATGAGCTATCACATGTCCTATTACATACAGGTGATCAATTTCATATGTATCCCCTATTTCGTGAATATCAGGAATTCAAGGCCAACAATTTTATGTACCACGCTTGTATTCCTACTTTTATGTTGGAGGCTTTGTCAATAGACGATCATACACCACAAACAATTATGAAAGTAATGCAAATCTTTAACGTAGAATACGATTTTGCTTTCAGGAGATTAACACAATATAACAATAAGCAGATTATGCAGAGGTTGCATAATATGACCTTTCTAAATATGAGATGATGAGTGATAAGGACAGGTCATAAGTGAGATGTTAACCGCTTTAGCTACCACTGTGAAAGGAGTGATGTAAATAGTTGTCCTATACGCTACTATGCCTGTCCGGGTTAGTTAGATAGGAAGTGGATAAAATGGCTAGATATCAATTAAACACTACAAAAAAAGAGGATATTTATTGGTACATGGATGCCGATAAGAAAAAGAAATATGCTTACCGTTACAAATATTACGATCATAATGGTAAGCGTAGAGAGAAATCAAAATATAGATTTGATACTATCCTTGCCGCTGAAAGAGCTCTAACTGCTATTAAAAGTACGATTTTAAATGGGGGAGAAAAGATTGCTTTAAATGATAATATGACGGTTTCACAATGGGTAGAAATTTATTTTGATCGCAAAAAATCAAAATGGAAAGGAACTACCCCTAAAACTTATCGTAATATCATTGATTCTTATATTCACCCATTCATTGGTCATCATAAACTTTCACGTCTAACCAAAAGTATTTATCAATCACAATTTATTGATAGATTAATACCTATCGCTGCACCAAAAAGTATTGTAACATACCATAATTTTTTTATAGGTTGTATAAATGCTGCAGTGGAAGATGAAGTAATAGATAAAAATCGAATTGCAAAGGCTGATTTACCACGTGCGGAGAAACAAAATACTGACGAAGTAGAAGGAAATTATTTAACACCTACAGAGTTAGCATATTTATTGCGCTGCGTAAAAGAATCTTGTGATATTACTAGATATACTTTAATTTCCCTTCTTGCGGCTACAGGAATGCGACGGGGCGAAGCTGGGGCTTTACGTTGGTCAGAAATTGATTTTAAAAATAAATTAATAAATATAAATCGCACTAGAGACGTTCATGGAGAACGATCAGCAAAAACGTTAAATAGTATCAGGACAATTGATATGACTGATGATTTAGCAAAACAGCTGGAACAATACCGTAAATGGTGTATTGAAAGGAAGCTAGCGTACGGTATACAACATGCAGTGGATGATTTAGTTTTCATTAGTAAAACATGTCATCCACTGAATCAAAATGCTGCGGCATTAACTTTGTTACGGATGCATGAGTTACATGGGGCAAAATTTATTTCCCCACATGGATTACGACATACCTTTGCTACAATTTCAATTGCATCTGGTACACCGCCTACAACGATTGCCAAAATTCTTGGTATGACTACATCTACCCTCTTGAAAACATATGCGCATTCCTTCGCTGAAAGAGAAAAACAAGCGATGCAAGTAATGAGTCAATTCCTTCATTTTGATAAATCTCTCTAAAACTATTAAAAGTGGGGTACTAATTGAGGTACGGTTTACACCGAACCTCCCTCACCCCTTTGATATCAAGGGTTTTCAATACATAGTGTTGATAAGCATAACTTATGACCTTGGTTTCTATCCTGATGTTTTTAATTTTTTGATGTGCATAATATCAAGGTTTTGTATTAATGAAGGTTTCTATACCTGTCTAACGAAGTGTATCTAAATGTATTTAACTGGGGTACTTTTTGGGGCACTTGCTGGGGCACCTGTAACTTTTTTAAAATGATGCCCCAGTTCGTAAAAATGTAGATAAAGAAGGTTTGGACAGGTACTCTCTTATAAGGAAAGAACGATATAAATTCCTTTAAAGTTAATATTTTCTAAGATGCCTAAATTGGCAGTTGTTTTTTCTGCATCGTCACCTACAAAGAACCCAACTAATTTTGCTGGTAAGCTCTTTTCAGTAGCAGTAGATAAAGCTTGATTAAACAACTTTTCACGCGCAGCTTCTTTTTGAGATTGCTCAAATTGTGCCTTTAACTCACGTAACTGTTTCGCTTCCTCTGATTCTGGTGGATAACGCTTGGAAATCTCATCTTCTAATTTCTTTGGAAGAGTTTTAGTTTCGTACGTTTTAATCGCATCAGTTACTCGAGTATCAGCAAATGATTGAAGCCATTTCTTACCCTCATCATCGTCGTTTAGAAATGATTGAACCGATTCAAGTGTCAATGTAGCCCCTTGACCGTTTCCTCCTGATGCTGGCTCCGGTGTAGGTTCAGGCGTTGGCTCTGGATTAGGATCTCCTTCTCCCGCAAGCATTTGAATATCTAAGGGTAATAAAGTTTTAAGGTTGAATGGATTGTATTTCATGTTTTCCTCCTTGCCCAATTTAGTTATTCAACTGAATCCCTAAACAGTTCAAAAGTGTATTTGTTCTCGTTCTTTATAGCGTCTGCGAGAGGAAAGACAAAAATAAAAAGCCATTCAAAGTGAATGACTTGTGTAGGTTTATAACAATTTTTGATTAATATCATGAGAAAAAACCAAGTTTTGAACAAGCAGAATAAGCAGTTTAATTACCATTTCTCGTTATTTTTATAATTTTTCATATGAATGTACTCATCATTTTTCATTTTCTTCCAACTACTAATACCATTCAAAATAAGCATAAAAATCACAAATAAGGCTGAACCCACCATGTAATGACCTGAGTAAAAAATAACAAAAGCCGCAACCAATAATGATATCATCAGCAATATCGCTAAAATTTGGAATTTATTATTCTTTTTATGATTCATAAAATGCACCTCCTAATTAAATGTTTTTTTGTTATTTCAATACGTTATTATGGTTTATTTTACCACACGATTAAAATTCTTATATAACTTTCCTTACTTAATTACAAAATAATTTT